AGCCCATAGCCTTTTGAACCATTCGTATTTCCTTCATCCAGAACGACTTTAGTACATCTCTTCCATACTCCAGTCTTTCTATAAGAGTTTTTAATGAAACGTAGTTGTTCGTATATCCTCCTCCAGAACTAGCGCCTGTCAAAGTGGGAGGTATTCCAAGACCGGCATATATACTTGTTAGTACAGGCTGGTATTTTTCAGAGCCTAGAAATCTATACACTTGAGACTGGCTTTCAGTAAATTTAAGCTCTGGACCCCAAACCATGTCCATAGTACCTCCGCCAACATTGCTAGCTAAGATGTTCTTTAATTTGTCTATAACGGCTTTCTTGGGGATTATTTTATGGTCAAGATCTCCAATTGTCCAAAGTCTAACATTTGAAATAGCGCCATCTAGAGCGGCTATATCCGCAAGCTTCATTTTTTCAAGCATGATTATGTCGTCGAGGATTGATCCAATCATTGGGTCTGCCCAAACGTTCCAATCGTCCTTTTTATAAAAATAGAAGTCTACCCTATCTGGAGGAAGGGGTATGGTTCTTTCTCCACTTCTAAGTCTTTTTAACAAGTCATCTGGTAGAGATTTTCTATTTGAAGTATTATGGTTTGACAATATAGAAGTGTAAGACGTATTTGAGAGCTTTAATACAAATTCTGGGTTAGAGCCTAGCGTAGAGTTTGTATTTTTTAGTTCTACTGATAGCGGGTTAATAAAGTCATACATCCAAGGAATTTCTCTTCTTGAAAACTCTACGTCTTTTATTTTTACATCTGCCGCGATAGATTTTTTTAATTCTTTTTCATGTTTCTTATTTACCTTGGCTGTACTTCTTCTTACTATCACGTTTCCAGTTCTGTATAGATAATTTAAAAATCTTTCAGATCTATCGTTTCCGCCGATCTCGTTCCACCATCTTTTGTAAAACTTTTCTATGGTTTTGTTTGGGTGAACTAGAACTAGCCCCTGTGTGGCGAAGTCGCTCATCAAATCAATAACGTTTCTTATTATACCAACCCTAGAATAAGCTTGCATACATTGGGCTATTAGTTGTTTTTGTCTGTGTCCTACAGACTCACCCGGACGAAAAGCGTTATAATCAGACCTGTTGAAGGATGGCCTTACCGATTTGTTAGGTTCTATATCTAGGTAAGTAGTCCTTCTATCGTAATGAGCTTGAGCCTTCTGTATTCCATCATAAGAGTCAATGTTATCTGACGTAGAACGATAAGCCTTTTCTCTTTGAGAGTCGCTATCCCAAGTTAAGTAAAGACCGGACTCTTCTCTCTGCTCTTCTTTATCAGACATCTAAATTCCTTATTAGTATTGACAATTGGACTGTTAATACTACTATACACAATTTAATAGATATCTTGAATTTTTTCACAAAACCAAGACGGTCCCCCATACATTTTTTCTGGTTTTTCAAACCTAGACCCGTTGCTAACGGCAAAGCCACCAACAACTAATTCTACTTCTTCTTTTTCTTGGTAGTTTCTGGCGGACATGTTAGCCATTATTAATGCAGAGTACCTGTCTTTTCTTAGTCTGCTCTTTCTTCCTGCTCCCGTCTTAACCTCTGGGGTATCCCACCTTTCTCTGCCTGTTCCTGTTTGGGTCATGACTATCATTGATAACTCGTCTTTAAGCTCTTCAATCTCCATAACGCAATCCTCTAGAGTGTCGTATTTTCTACCGATAGACTTATCTACTTCAAGCGCAAGCCCTAAGCTGACAGAATCGAAATACGGAAACAGAACAATCTTGTCTTCAAAGTCTTTTCTGAGTCCGTGGTTGGCTTCTGCTAGCCAGTCATATTTAGCAAACTGACACATTCTTAGAATATGTAGTCCTGCATGATCGTCGGTGTCTTTGGGTTTTTCCTCTATTACGGGCCAAATTGCGACCTCTCCTTCTGGTATCTTGTCTTTGTCGTGAAGAGCCTCCATGACAGCTATACCGCCGCCCTGAGCGTCCATGCCTATCTCGCTACAAGGAAAGACCTTCATTAATTGTCTAATCTTTTTTGCGCAGAAAGAATAGAAATCGTCCTCGTCTACCATTCTAGATTTTAATAACTCTTTGTGGGACTTTCTGGTTGTGGTCCAGCAGTGTACGATTTTTCTGTGGTCTTTATTTACCTCTAAAACAACTATGCTAAAGTTGTCAACCTCTGAGGCGGGGTCAACTCCAAACACATATTTTTTAGATGGGTCTCCTTTCAAAGAAGCCTCGAAAGATATTTCTCCCGATGGCAGTTTAACTGGTTCTGTTGGTGAAGTTGTACATCCTTCAATAAGACTTCGTTTGAAAAATCCTTGACTGTCCGTAGTGAAAATTGCTCCGTATTCCATCTGGAAAATACCCGTATGAACAGTGGCTTTTGCTCTACCTACCTGACCAGCATCCATGAATCCTAATGGTAGCTTATCCACTGGTATTCGTGTTACAGAATAATTCGTCCAATCAAAATCTTGCGGTACAGTGCCGTTGAATATTTCTTCTAATTTTTTTTGCTTTCCCTCGCTGCTCACTATTGAGTGATATCTTTTATGATATTCAGAAAAATGATTAAAGTCATAGTAAGCAGTCCCGCTAAGTATGATTTGGTTTGACATATCTGCCGGATTTTCTTTGCTTGCAGAAGGTATTGTCACGCCAAGCTTTAGGGCCATTGCTTCTTTGGCCTTTTGTTTTGTTTTTTCTATAGGAGAAGATGCAACCGCTGCAAAACCCGCGACAACGTTTTCAAATATATCTCTAGGTATAGATGCAAATTCGTCAGCTATAATGTCGTTTGCGCGCTGACCTCTGATTTTGCTACCATCGCCAAGAGGAAGTGCGGTTACTGTGCTGTCTCCAATATGCATAACGCATCGGTCAACATCTTTTCTTGGTCCGCTGTTAGTAGAGCATAGGTCTCTTAGAACTGGAGCGTTTTTCCATATTGTGTCCATATATTCAAACAGCACTTTAGACTGTCGGAAGGCAGCACCAACTATGATTATCTTTCTTCTCGGCATAAATAAAGCCCTAAGCATTGCATATAAAGCAAGTATGAAAGACTTGCCCATACCACGACTTCCAATAAGCATGGGAAACTTCCTGTTCCACATCTCTTCTAATAGCACAGCCTGAAAGGGGCTAAGTTCTATGTTTAGTATATGCTTGCAGGCAAAACTAAAGTATTCCGGCCTCATCATTATCCATGAAAGTCTTTTGATAAGCTCTTCGTTATCCTCCCCCATTACAAAGTCCATAGGGTTGAATAAAGTGCTTTCGTCAACGTTTATGCCTAACCAAGCGTCTTCTAATTGTTTTACGTACTGTTGAGATTTATCCATTTTCATAAACCCCATCTGCAAAGCCGTAGTAAACAGCGTCTTGGGAAGGTAAGTACCAATCTCCGTTTTTCATTTTTCTTTTTATGTAAGACTTTGTTTGAGAGAAGTTATACTCTCTTTCTTGAAAGAATTTTCCATTTTGACACTTTAAGGCAAAAGTGTTCAGCATTAACTCTAGGTTGTATTTGTCAAGCTCTGCCCAATTTTGTGAGCTTTGGTAATCTCCGCTACAGTCTGTAGATCCAAAGTGCGCCATGAAATAGGAGTTAGCTGACATTAGCCTGTTGTCAGCCGCCTGTAGTATTACGCCGCTCATAGACTCGGCCTGTCCGTATGCAACAATGGTGACGTAAGACTTGCAAGAAGCGATAGCGTCGTATATAGAAGTGCCTGCGGCCCAAGATCCGCCAATGCTTTGCATGTTTATTCTTATCTCTTCGTTGTTTAGCGAGTCTAGATGTCTTATGTTTTTCACAAAGTTTATAGCCATCCGATAATCTACGCCAGGGTCGTCTTCTCCTCCGTCTTTAACTGAGTGTAGATATATCTCCCTGTTTTTAACATCAATTCCGTAGTTGTGGATCTCTCCAATACTATCTCTTGTGTTTGACATTACTGCTCCTTGTGGAACGATTCGTTCAACCTTTTAAATATACTGTTGCAAATCATGAAAGCGTTGTGCTTATTATCGCAAAACATAACATTTACATCGTAGTGAAGAGATATTTCCATAAGCGCTTTAAGAAGGTATCTTCCTGTTATTTTTGTTTGCCTTATAACGTCAAACCTTTTGTAGTTAGGAAGCTTTAAAGAACCCTCTTTGTAAAGCCTATATATTTCTTTGTCCTCTTCCGACTTCAATAAGCTAAGTGGATAGTTTATTAGATCAGAAGCGGAGAATTCTAGAAGTATATAGCGAAACTGAAAGTCTCTCATTCTTTCTATCTCGTTATAGAAAGTCTTCTTCTTTTTCCCTAGATTTATAGCAATTTCAGAAACAGATGCTTTTCTCTCTATGCAAACTACATCCTCAAAACCTTCAAGTGTATAGTCTCCCGTATTAAGTGTTCCAACAGTCATGCCAGAACACTTATCATACGGAGAGAAGAACCATCCGTCTTGCTCTCTTGTGTCTTTAATTACCTTGTAATTTGGAATCTTTTTCATGCTGGGTATACTAGATCTCCGTTAACCATTGCTGGCTTGTGGTGACACCCTCTAAAGTTAGCGCATATCTTGTCTACACAGCAAGCTGGGCAATCTTTGAGGACTACAACTTCTCCATTTTTAATGTCTTCTTCGGAAAGAGCTTTTGCAGATTTTACAAAAGACTGAATTTCCGCATCTGAGACCAATGCTTTATCTTCTTTCTTTTTAAGATCAGTCTTTGGAACCTCTATGAAAATTTCAGACGCAGATTTTAGTAGCTCTTTTTTCTTGGGCGATGAAGGAAGTTCTGGACTTACTTTAGGTTTTTCTTCTTTGTTGAACATTATTTTTTCTTTCTATTAATAAGTTGTGAGAAATATGAAACGTAGTGAGACTCTTTTCCTGTCACCGATTTGTGACAACCGCTACATAGGGTTATTCCGTTGTCGGTGTCGTATCTGAGAGAAGCTGCGGAGGACCATTTCATTATATGATGAACGTTAAGCCTGACCCGCTTCCCTTTCTTTTTACACATTTGGCAGGTATATTTGTCTCTTTTTAGAACCTTTAGTCTAAACTCTTTGTATGCTGGATCGTTGTAGTTCCGCTTCTTTGACATCATTATCCACCATTCTTTCTGCCAGTTGTTGAAATGAAATATGAGGTTTCCACCCTAGTAAACGCTTGGCTTTTTCTGGTATTCCCAGCAAGTAGTCCACTTCTGCTGGGCGATAAAATTCTGGGTCAATCACCACAAGGTCGCTCCAATCTTTGATTCCCACTCTGGCGAAAGCGGCATCTAGAAAGTCTCTAACCGAATGCGTCTCGCCTGTAGCAATCACGTAATCATCTGGTGTTTCTTGCTGTAGCATAAGCCACATAGCCTTAACGTAATCTTCTGCATGACCCCAGTCCCGTTTTGCGTCTAGATTTCCTAATCTAAGTTTTGGGAAGGTAGAAACGACCTTTTGTTCTTCTTCTGTTTGACCCAAGATGCTCTTGCATTGAATATCGTCGGAGCGTGGGTCATTCTCAAATAATTGTTCTTCCACATATCTCTGAGATTCTTTCCATTTTACATAGTCACCAATCCACTTGGTAATCTTACGAGTAACAAAGTTCTCACCTCGTCGCTCAGATTCGTGATTGAACAAAATCCCACTACAAGCAAAAATTCCGTAGCTGTCTCGATAATTGCGCACAAGATGATGGGCGGCGAGTTTAGCGATGGCGTATGGACTCTGCGGCATAAATGGAGTGTCTTCGTCTTGATATTTTTGAGAATCGCAAACAGAATCAGAGTGTACTTCATCAAGAGTGACAGTGCCTAAGACATTTTCTAGCGCCTTTGTTAAAACTTTCTTTTCTGTGAAATTTTTCCCAAACATTTCACTAGAGCTAGCCTGATAAAACTTAATGTCGTCTTTTCTGCCCGAATATCTAATTGCCTCTAGAATATTAAGCGTCCCACCAGCAGTTACGTCCCAAGTCAAGCTTGGCTGTTTAAAACTCGTTCCAACGTGAGACTGTGCAGCAAGATTGTAAATCTCATCAGGCTCTTCTTCCTTAATTGCGTTGCTGACACTAAAGGCGTCTGTAATGTCTCCCTCTATTATTTTTATTTTGGGCAGGATATGATTAATTCGATTTAGTGTTGGTACGCTAACTCTTCTCGTTACACCAACTACTTCATAACCCTTCTCTAGTAGTAGATCTGCGAGATAGCTTCCGTCTTGCCCCGTGATTCCGAATATAATAGCCTTCATTTGTCATTTTCCTCTTTTATTAAAGTTTCTGGAGTGAGGAAGGGTTGGTCAACTGTGTCGTCTTCATATGTATGATATTCAGAAAGTCGTTCTTTCTCTTTCTCCGCTGCTAGTCTCATTTTCTCCATAGATATACCTATAGAAGTCCTAAATTCTGAGTCCGTTGCTATTTGTTTCACCAAAGATGCAAAAGTTTGCTTGGAGTCTTCAATGGCTTTGATTCTTTGTTCTCTTGTGCCTTTTAAGTCCTTTAGCATCGTAGCCTTGCGCGTTTGAAGATCTTTGTAGTCTTTGCTCAGTGTTTCTTGCGAAGCTCTTATAATGGCTATCTGTCGTTCCATACTCACAATCAAGTCTACGTCTCTTTGGTCTGGATCTCTAGACTTTTCGTTTCTTACGATCTGCTCGCTCGACGATATCTCCTGCTGGTTCTCTTGTTGTGCCTTTAGAATCCTGTTCATCAATATCTCAAGCTTTATAGTGTCAATTATTTGCATTTCTTCCGTGTGAAACACATCGTCCTTGAACTGGCTCCACATCTTTTTGAAGTGAAACTCGAACATCTCAAGCTCTTCTGGAGAAAACTGATTGTTTAGCTCTCTATAGTATGGTTTGCTTTTTAGCTCATTTGCTACAGCCGCTTCCTTTTTCTGAGTGGGTGAAAATCCCACCTTCTTGGCAATCCAATCCTTTATAGATTCTGGACTACGGTCCAAAGATTGAGCTATAGACTCTGGAGAAAGAACCTCGCAGTTCTGCTCGATAAATTCCATTTCTTCGTTAGAAAACCTACCCTTCTTCATTAATGTCCTCCATGTCAAAATAATCGCCTATTATGTTTTCTATGGCTCTGGTTATCTTGTGTTTTCTGGCCTTTGTTATCTTGCCCTTATTTTTAAGCCTTAGATAATCACCCCTTAGTGAAGAAGGAAGCCTCTCATCTATTAACTGGAGAATTTCCTTTATATTGGCCTCAGAAGAAATGCACACAGAAGATGCGCTTTGTGTAGAGTCTATATCTACGGCTTCAAGTATGTGTTTTTTAACATCTTGAATTTTTTGAGCTTCGCCCGTCTCAATCCTGTAGTAAACTTTGCGCTTTAGATTTTTAAGTCTATTGTTTATGTGAACGTACAGGAAGTTCTCTAAGGGCTTTGAGCTATCATACCTCTCTAGACCCTCGACTGCTATCAAGAAAGCCTCCTGCTCTATGTCACAAGGCTCATACGAGGTAAATACATATCTATGAGATATTCTTTTTGCAATCTTCTGCACTATGTCAACAAACTGCTGTTCAGTCACATTCTCCGGTAGTTTCAAGATCCTCTTCCTTTTTTTCTTGGGTTTCAAGTAAATAGGCTACGGACTTCTCACCACCTTCGATTTCTAGTTCTGCTTCGATTTTCTTTTGCAACTCCGCCGTAGCTCTTGTCTCTAAACGAGACTCTATTTTGTTTTCCATAAATTCCTCCAATAGGTTCTTACTATATGTGATAATCAAATTCTACGTTTTATACACAAATTAAGGCAAAATCAACAATTTTTAAGCATGTATATGTTTTTCAGACTATATTAATGTAGAGGATGTTTAGACTTAATAATCAAGTATAACGCTGTCACGTAAAAAATTAGTCCTGTTCGTGGCGTATGGACGGCGAAAGCCAGATGCAAAAATTATTATGATGGTCAGGAGTTGGAAGTAGGTATTACCCGTGCCTAACACATTTGGCAGACGAATGGTTCTAGCAATAGAAAACTAAAGATTAGTTGTGAGTTCTACGGCTCTCACCCAAACCCCAAAGCAAGCGTCTGGTTGGTGGCTCACTGATAAACATCCCATATTCTGTCAAGCGGTACTTGCTTGGTAGGATAAAAGCCGGGGGTATGTAAATAGGAGAAATTATGAAATCGCCCTGTACTGGTCATTGTGCTTTAAATCGACAACAAATATGTAGTGGTTGTGGCAGAACAAAAAGTGAAATATCTAATTGGAGGACAATGAGTGAAAAAGAAAAAGAAGAAGCCGCCCTTCGTGCCAAGGATCGTTTCCGGGCCACCTCATTGCAAGTGCGGAACACACGTAGCAAAAATGATAAGTGAAACAAAATTTAAATGTGTTTTATGTGGAGAAGTTTATGGGAAATCAGGAAAAAAGATGCATTAAGTGTGGTGAGACAAAAAACATTGAAGATTATCCAATTATGGTCAAACATGCCACAGTGCCTCCCAAGCGCCGGGCACATTGTAAAGATTGTGATAAGAAATTAGCAAAACAAAGAAGAGACTTAAAAAAAACATACGGGGACGTTCCAGATAATTATCGTTGCCCTGTTTGTCTTAGGGGCGAGGCGGAACTGCGCGAAAAAACAGAACAAAAGTCTTTGTGGGCCTTGGATCATGACCACGAAACGGGTGCGGCTAGGGGCTGGCTGTGCCATCCTTGTAACCGTGCTATAGGTACGCTCGGAGACAATATAAGCAATCTGGCGCGAGCGATTCTACATTTGAAAAACTCAGAGAGCAAATAGGGTCAGTCTGTCAGGATTAGCTAAGACATTTTAAATAATTTTGGTTAATTTTGTTTAAACCACCCCGCCGGGAGGCGCCCCCGATGGGGGGTTGGGCAGTGAACAAAAAAACACCCCAAAGTTTGGAAAAAAAACTGGAATCTTTCAAGATTCCGTTTGACACCGCCGATAATAACTGTATAATTCAAGCATACAAGAGACAACGCTAACTAAGGCAAAACGATGATTCAAATGAACTTCTCAAACGGAACTCAAACCCGCTTCGTCATCTGCAACCGCGATCACGCTTCCGCCTTCGTTTGGGACATGAACGACAAAGGTTATGTTTGGGTATCAACCGACATTCTCTAAAAAAAACTGGAATCTTTCAAGATTCCGTTTGACATGGACGATCTAGACTGTATAATTCAAGCATAACAAACAACGAACTAAGGAAAACAACATGAACGACTTCAACATGAACGACGACGTAATCAATAACATCCTCTGCGTGGTAGAGGATTACGATTTCCAGACCGTTTCCGCTTTTGCTGAGTTTCAAGGCGGACTACACTTCGTGATGGAAGTTGTCCACAACGAATTGTGGGCAGACGGAATCTACCACGACGATCTCGATGAAGCCATCGAGTGGTTGTTCGACCGAGACGAACGAATGAGCCGATTGAACGGCTAAAAACTTTTCTCGGAATCTTTCAAGATTTCGTTTGACATTGCCGATCTAGACTGTATACTTAAAACATAACAAACACTAACTAAGGTAAAACAATGTTTAACGTAGAATTCAACAACGAAAACGGCGAATGGTCTTTCCGCACTTTCCGCACTCAGGCCGCTGCTGACGTGTTCGCCAAGAACGTTGAGCTTCAAGGCGGTGTGGTTCTGTTCTGTGGCAATCCTCGCGACGTTCTCGCGGAACCAACCTGGAACAGCGTGACAATGGACGGTCGCTTTTCCTGCGAATAGTCGCAGGCTGTCAATAGCAAATCCAGTAAAAAACTGGATTTTTCTGGAATCGACGTAAGTCCTTGCCCCATAAGGACTTAGGACGGCCGGGCGCCGGGCCGATTGTCCTAAGTCCTTTAATACCAACGGTTTACGTCAATTGGACCTATTGTCTTTGCCCATCTTGACAGACCGCCCGGTGGGGGGTATGTAACCGCCAAAGCGGGGGTTTCTGAAATGTCAATACCAAAAGTGTAAATTTTAGCAGAAAAAAACTTTCTAAAAAACTTTTCAGAATTATGCTATAGGGGCTTGACAGTGTAGCCGATAACTGTATAATAGAGACATAACAAGTTAACAACTACCAAAGGTAAAAACTATGAAGCTTCAACAGCAAATCATCTTCGACCAAGTTCGCGACCTTTTCGACATCCTTTTCCGCTGGATCGACTCGAAAAGAAATTCCTAGAATTTCTGGGAATTGGGGCTAAAGCCTCTTGACAAACCTGCCGATCTATGTATAATAGAGAAAACAACTTAACAACAACTAAGGTAAACAAAATGAACAACGATCTTAAAACTATCTTCGACAACGCAACACAAGACGACATCGACGGTTTTGACGCAGCAACATTTGCTCTTTATATCGCCTATATTTCTTCCTAAAATTTTAGGAATTGGGGCTAAAGCCTCTTGACAATCTTGCCGATAACTGTATAATAGAGAAAGCAACAAACAACAAAAGGTAAAAACTATGACTCACCAGATCATCAACCTCTGCATCAACGCTCTTTCCAAACTTGCTTCCGACAATTTCGACAACTCCAGCGAACAATTCGACCGCGACATTGCCCACGCAATAAGAAGTTTGAAAAAAGTTAAGAAATACCTGTAAAGGGTATTGACAATCTTGCCGATATCTATATAATAGAGAAAACAACTTAATAACACTAAGGTAAACAACATGACTATCTATATCGTATGCTGGGATGCTTCTGACTATGGTTCCGCAACATGGGAATACAAGGAGGCTTTCAAGACACGAAAAGAGGCGGAAACCTTTATCAAAGAGGATGCTACGGACTACAGTCTTCCAGTGTGGGAAGGGTCCGCTATGTACAACTTCGACGAAGCTGGAGAGTGCTACAAGATCATAGAAAAGACTTTGTAGTGTCAATAGCAAATCTGGTAAAAAACTGGATTTTTCTGAAATTGACGTAAGTCCTTACGGCACAAGGACTTAGGACACGGGGGCGCGGGGCCGATTGATCTAAGTCCTTATATATCAACAACTTAGAACGATTCAAAATAAATGTCACAGCCTATCTGCTCAGAACGATTTTTGGCACG